TGCGAATATTTCTCGCTAAATACATCTCGGAGGTGATTGCTCTTGCAAGGCATCGCTTATCTAAAAAATAAATTAGAAACAAAAAGAACCAGAGTGCTCCTGCGCTACAAATACTATGATATGAAGGAGCATATTCCGGACCTGAAAATATCTTCCCCGCCCGACTTACAATACTGGATGGGGACTTTAGGATGGTGCGCGAAGGCTGTTGACAGCGTCGCAGACCGTCTTGTTTTTGTAAGGTTCGACAATGACGTTCTGGCAATGAACGAAATATTTGCTCAGAACAATCCGGACATTCTGTTCGACTCGGCTGCACTCTCTGCTCTGATATCGTCATGCAGTTTCATTTACATCAGCGCCGACAATGACGGTTATCCCAGACTTCAGGTAATTGATGGATCCAACGCGACAGGAATCATAGATCCGATAACCGGACTCCTCAAGGAAGGATATGCCGTTCTGGAAAGAGACGACCGTGACAATGTGATTACGGAAGCGTACTTTGAACCGGGAAGAACAACAATCATAACCGGCAAAGATAAAACTGTCATTCCTAACTCGGCACCGGCACCGTTACTGGTACCGATTATATACAGACCGGACGCTCGAAGACCATTCGGACATTCCAGAATCAGCCGCGCTTGTATGAATATAATGGGAGCTGCAGTCAGAACAATGAAACGTTCTGAGATAGCCGCTGAATTTTATTCATTTCCGCAGAAGTATGTAACCGGCTTGTCACAGGATGCGGAATTGCTCGACTCCTGGAGTGCTGCCATGAGTGCTCTGATGACATTCGATAAGGATGAAGACGGAGACAAACCGACTCTCGGACAGTTCCAGCAGCAGTCAATGCAACCTCATCTGGAGCAATTCAGAATGTTCGCGTCGGCATTTGCGGGCGAAACAGGGCTGACTCTCGATGACTTGGGATTCCCTTCAACGAACCCAACCTCAAGCGAAGCAATCAAGTCAAGTCACGAAACTTTAAGGCTTACCGCTCGGAAGGCACAGAGAACGTTCGGAAGCGGATTCCTCAATGCAGGATATCTTGCCGCCTGTCTCAGAGATGACTTCTCGTTCAGCAGAGGCCAGCTCGCAGATGTCAAGGCCATCTGGAAACCGGTATTTGAAACGGCTCCGTCTGCTCTTGGTCAAATCGGAGACGCGGTCTTCAAGATTAATCAGGCCATCCCAGGTTATGTAAACGGGGACACCATCTTTGAAATGACCGGAATTGAGGGCGCCGAATGAAATGGGCTGAACTGAAAAGGGAGTTTGACCGTCTGTTGAGGCAGAATCAAAAAATAAAGAAGATACTCTCAAAAAAGACGATCACTTATAGAGATGCAAACACCTACGCAATAGAGGTCGGCAATATCATGGGCAGAGTCCTCTCAAAGAAAGAGAATTTTCCGGACGGCATCACATATGAAGAAGCAATGGAAACTCTCTCTCCGGCTCTGACTCACAGTTACAAGCTCGCAAGAGAAGCAGCACTCAAAGCACAAAAGACCATTAACAGAAAAGCAGGACTGAATCTGAATCCTTCCGTCTCGAAGCCGAAAGCGGACTTGATACCGGGAATAGCTAAAGAGATTGTCTCCCGCGGCGGTATAGAAGGCTTTGAAAAGAAACTTGCCGACCAAATCGGACGATTCACAATGAACGGAGTCGATGATACCGTTTCTGTGAACGCATACGAGACCAAAGCGCTTGGACTTGCACCGAAAGTTGTGAGAGTAGCTGAAGCGGACTGCTGTGAGTGGTGCTCTGACCTCGAAGGCGAATATGATCCGGAAGAAGCCGAACGACTCGGAGTATATAGGCGTCATGATAATTGTCGCTGTACGGTTGAATATGTAGTCGGAAATGTCTCGGAAACGGTGCATACCGGCAAAGAGGGAAAGATAAAGTATCGGACAGCAGACAGAAATAAACGAATTAAAAACGACCAGCAAAAGAACCAGGACGAGAAGAGAGCAAGAGCAGAAAGAGTGGCGAAAGAAAAGCTCGATTCTCTCCGATCTGGAAGGAAATAATAATGCCTGAAACAAATACGCCTGACGAGGCGGTAAACAATACGGTAGTAGGCAGACAAACACCGACTTTAAGTCGGACACAAGAATATGAAACAACCCGGGGTCAAGAATGTGTAGATCTGTATGAGACGACCGGCAAAACGGCTCTTGAGTGGCAAAAGCTCCTTATATTTGACATACTCGCGGTTCAAAATGACGGTTTATGGACACACACTAAATACGGTTATTCTGTACCGCGCCGAAACGGAAAAAGTGAAATCTTGTCAATGAGGGCATTGTACGGAATCCAGAGCGGCGAACGAATCCTCTGGACCGCTCACAGAACGACCACATCACATAATGCCTGGGAGAAAATGTGCGACTTATTAGCTCGCACCGGCTTGAAAGAAAAAGAAGACTATACCACCTCAAAGCAATTCGGCTTGGAGCGTATAGTCATGGACGAAGGTTATATCAACTTCCGTACCCGCTCAACGAAGGGCGGTCTCGGTGAAGGATATGACCTTCTCATTATAGATGAAGCGCAGGAATATACAATCGACCAGGAATCGGCGCTGAAATACGTTGTAACCGACTCAAAGAATCCCCAAACTGTATTTTGCGGCACTCCTCCAACTGTTACGTCTTCGGGAACCGTATTCACCAAATTAAGACAGTCCACACTCGCAGGTGAACAACCTTCAGCCGGCTGGTCTGAATGGTCCGTTGACAATATGGTTGACCCGAAAAATAAAGAATTCTGGTATGAGACGAACCCATCACTCGGCAGCATCTTCACAGAACGCAGTGTAATGGACGAAGTCGGACCCGATGACGTTGATTTTAACATTCAGCGCCTCGGATTATGGCTAAAATATAATCAGAAGTCGGCAATAACCAAGACCGAATGGGAATCGCTCAGAGCGGTACCGTTACCGAAACTCACCGGAGGTCTGTTTGCAGGAGTCAAGTTCTCACAGGACGGAAACTCGGTGTCATTAAGCATTGCGGTCAAATGCGAAGACGGGCGAATCTATGTTGAAGCCATCGACTGCAGACCCGTTCGGGAAGGCTATGAATGGATGATATCGTTCATCAAGAAAGCTCGAATCACAAAGGTAGCAATCGACGGAGCAAGCGGTCAGAAAATACTCGCCGAAGATTTGAAACGAGAAAAGGCGGGCACGGCTGTTCTTCCGACCGTCAAAGATGTAATCACGGCAAACGCTCTGTTCGAATCGGCTATATACGCATCGACACTGGCTCACGGCGATCAGCCCTCAGTTATGCAGATAGTGAGCAATTGCGATAAGAGACCAATCGGATCCGGAGGAGGATTCGGCTATAAGGCAATTATAGAAGGCGCAGACATAACGCTGCTCGACAGTCTTATCCTGGCTCACTGGTTATGTTCCAACGCAAAAGAAAAGAGGCAACAACGGATTTCTTATTAATCTGTTTGCAAATAAATCTACGCCCGACGGGGCGGCAAAAACTCGGAGGTAAAATTATGTCATTTGAACCCATTACAACTCAGGAAGAATTCGATTCCGCTATTTCTGAACGTCTCAAGAGAGAACGAGAAAAAGTTAAATCTGAATTTGCTGACTACAACGATCTTAAAACAAAGGTTGCTGATTACGAAAAACAATTCGCAGATTTTAACAAGCAGCTCGAAGCTCTCGGAGAAAAAGATAAGGAAATCGAAGCGCAGAAGGCAACAATTCAGAAGTTTGAGACTGACTCAATCAAGACGAGGCTTGCACATGAAGCGGGTCTTCCTTATGGGTCCACAAAGTACATCAGCGGGAATACGGAAGACGAAATAAAGAAGTCAATAGACGATTTTAAGTCATTCGTAACAACAACACAAGCGCCGGTCGCACCGCTGGCTAATCCCGAACCAGTAATCACAGAGGCCGGCAAAAATGAAGCGAGAGACCGAGAAATCCTCGCAAAACTAAAAGGAGAATAAGATTATGGCATCTAACAGAACAGTTTTCAGTGCACAGGACACCAACGAACTCTTCAACCTCGTTGCTGGCAAATCCTCACTCGCAAAACTCTCAGGCGCAAAACCCATCCCCTTCAATGGCATTAACGTTTTCACTTTCAACTTTGACAATGAGGCTTCAATCGTAGCTGAGAATGCTGCTAAAGTAGCCGGTGGCGTTACAACCACTCCGGTTAAAGTTACACCCATCAAGTTCGAGTATGGCGCTCGCGTTTCCGACGAATTCATTTATGGCTCTGAAGAAGTCGGCCTTCAGATTCTCAGTGCTTTCCGTGAGGGCGCGGCAAAGAAATTCGCAAAAGGCTTTGATGTAGCCGCCATGCATGGTTATAACCCCTACTCCAAGACCGCTTCTGCAGTCGTAGGAAACAACCACCTTGACTATGGTGTCACCGAGACAGAAGTTTATAATGCATCAACTCCTGACGCTGCTCTTTCAACAGTTGTTACAGACCTTATCACTGCCGGTAAAGAAGTAAACGGTATCGCTCTTGCTCCCGCCTACGCCAACGCTCTTGGCTCATATGTAGTAAACGGAGTTAAGCAGTATCCCGAATTTGCTTTCGGCGCATCGCCTGAAACCTTTGCCGGTCACAAGATTGACGTTAATCCGTCAGTTTCCACCATCGTTGCCGGTGGTAATCCCTTCTACGGCTATGTAGGCGACTTTGAAAACGCATTCAGATGGGGCTTCGGTAAAGATGTAACTCTCGAAGTTATCGAATATGGTGATCCCGACAACACCGGATATGACCTCAAAGGACACAACCAGGTTTATCTCCGTTGCGAGGCATATATCGGCTGGGGCATCCTCGATGCTGCATCATTCGGCAGAGTTGATTCCGCAGAGGCTTCCGTATAAGGAGATAGCACATGAACTATGCAACTGTCAGCGACATCGCGACTTTAAAACGTGCTTTGACTGCAGCTGAGCAGACCAGGACAGCCGCTCTTATTCCAATCGTATGTGATGCGATTAGATATGAGGCACAAAAAGTCGGTAAAGTGTTTGACGAGATGATTTATTCATCGGCGCTCGGAACACAGTATGATGTCTTCAATGGTGGAAAGGAACTGACTCTCACAGAAACACCTGATGAGATACTGTTTGTTTCCGTCGGAGGAGAATCAGCCGACTACACGCTCAGTGGAAAAACAGTCACTCTCTCTGAGACAACCACAGAAGAAGTAATCAT